CCACTTACCAATAGGACAGGCTTCATTAGGCAGTTTAGTCTTGGCAGGCATAAAGCATCCGCACTCCTTGCATAATTTAGTGGTGTTATTGAACCTGTCGCAAGACCTACATATATCCATCCTCCGTCGGCCTTGTTCGAGAGTTTGTTTTATCTTGGACCCGAATAGCATTCTGGATAAATCCCTAAATAGCAGTTTATAGAGTGCCGGTCACCGACACTAAGCATTCCCCACTCGTACATCATCATTTCCCTGAATCTTGTCGCGAATATCCACTGATCTAACGAAAGGATAAACCGGTTGAGAAATTCAGCGGCCTCAAACTCTATCATCCAACTCGCCGATAGTCAGGACATACATATCACGATGGGTCTTGAAGAATGGTGGGTCAGGGGTTCCCTTAGGCCAGAATGAAGCCTCTTCGAAAAATTGTTCAGCGTTTTTGTAACCGCAAAGCCAGATGTTTAGGAGATCGTTATAATTACCACCGCTATCCCGATCAAGATATTCCATGCTTAGGAAAGCATATATATCCGGCTTTTGGTGTAGGGATGTCGCTGCTATGTTGACCGTGTAATCAGGCTGTGGTTTGACAGCCCTTCGTTTAGTTTTTATCTCTATCTTTTTTCCATCATGGATAATATCGTAGTCCTTACTATCCTCCACCTCCACGCCAAGATGTTTCGCAAGCGCTAATTCACCAAGCCTTCCTGCGTAGTTCCCCCTCCCCCTTGTAATCGAATTCTTAATTCTCCCAATGTCATGCGCCCACAGCGACGCTTGACCTATCATTTTCTGATTGAACTTTAGTGATTGCATCTATAGCCTCTTCTATTGTGCATTTAAATAGTTCCCTTCCGCAGTCAGCATACCCCAATGTCCTTAAATTACAATAGTTTAACAGGGTGTGTATCGATTGCTCTGCCTTGTACGCCTCTTCAAACCAGAACTTATCCACTAATTCAGACCTGCCAAATCGTCTGGCACTAGACATAATGTCGGGGATTCCGTTGGGGAAAGTCTTACCGATCTTGAGTGCCCAAGGAACATCTGGATTGCGAACAACGTACACCCAACCCTCCGGCACCGTTTCACCATCAACCTTAACAGTTTCTCGCTTAGTCATTGGTGTTGACTGACCAAACTCTGACTTGAATTGCGGAGTTATTTCTACTACATTTTTATCTGGTGAATTTGCAAGATTTAGTCTGGCTGTTCTTCTGAAAGATATACGATCTTCTGATGGTATGGCGCGTATTGAGTTGCTACTTAATCCCGATATGATACAGGCTTCTCGAATAACGGCATTGTTGTACACATTGTTACTTTTATTATAAATTTTCTTGCACTCTCTACATAATGGCTGTCGACCGGAACTCCTGCCTTTGTGAAACCCAAATTTATCAATAGGTAAAATGTGATCAGGGTAATCTTCTGCACAGGCCCAAACACCATCACTGCCACTACATACTTTAGTTTCTCTCACGCTTTTTCACCTCATTAACTATTGCCTGATCCCTTTCTTCGGGAGAGTCGAACGGCCCCTTACAGCAGAGATAAGTCTTCTTAGTTGAAGAAAGGAGAAACCATAAGGAGCCATCCGGTTGTTTGTATCTTTCGCATCGATAGTCACCTATGCGTCCATGATTAAATGAGCCACCACTCTGCCAAGTGACCCTCACTTACGTTTTTTGCTGAGAACCTTGAGCCTTCTTCGCAGTCTTTGGGCTGCAAGGAATGCATCAAAGTCCAGTTCGAAATTCTCAGACTTGACACACTCAAATTTGCCAGTCTTCTTATCGCATCTTAATATGTAGGCAGAGTCTACGTCCACTCCATCCATGTTCTCTATGGCCTTGGCATAGGCCGCTACCTGTAGGTAATACTCAGGGTAGATGGCCTTAGAGGTCTTCCAATCGATAACGCAATGCTCCCCATTGATGGTCGCCACAGCGTCCACCGTGCCTGCATATTTATGGGTTCGGTGGTACAATTTCCGCTCCGCTGAGTGCCACTCGACATCGTTCTCTGAAACCCACGCTCTGAACGCCTCTATTGCCTTCTGAGCCTCTTTCTGAGGCGGCATGGAGGGGGGGTCACCCCCTTCGAGTTTCCACCGTATAGCGCCTTCTACCCATGAGTGGGTGACGGTGCCAATATTTATCGCAGAGGTGGAAGTATTCCGGTATGCCCCCTTTATTCCCTTCGTGAGAAAATCAATTCCCACACTTTTTGTATGGTAATTATCCCTGTCAGAGTCATAGAACAAATGGCTCGAAAGCCAGTCCACTCCTTCCTTCAAAGCCCAAGGAATTAGGCCGGGTTTAGAAATAACATCCATCGTCTGAGTGACAGATGGAATTAGTTCATTGTCCGGCTCTATCCTGTAGGAATGAAGTCGGTCATCAAACCCAAGTTCGATGACCTCTCCATCGTGATACTCAATCTTCAAAACGGTATGTTATCGCCCTCAACACTTCGATTGACATCACCGCCGGCAGCAGCACCGTTGTAAGGCCGCTGCAACTGGCCTGAGAGGTACTTCTTGCCACCCTTGGAGACATTCTCCCAAAGTGCAACTTTGATTTCCTCTCCGTTCCAGAGAGCCGTACCGGTTAAGTCCGGGCGTTTGTCATTCCCGTCCTTCTCGTTTTCAAATAACACTATCGTGTCAGGTTTCATATCCATTATACGTTCCTCACGTTGTTGGATTGTTTAGGCAGACAGGATGTCATACCATTCTTTCTAGTCGAGCAGAAGCCTGCTGAGTTCTCCAGATTTCAATCTTGAGTTCAGCCTGTTTCAATTCCCAACGTAGTCTTTCTTCATTCTGAATGGACGCCGCAATACCTTCGTTTGCAGTGCGTACCGCAGATTGAATCGCCACCCAATGCTCCTTATCCGCAACAGTCTTACCAACCGCCGTAGAATATAGCAGAGATCGCTGAGTTTTCTTCCACTCCTGCGACTGAAACGATTCAGCCTTCGCAGTGGCGTACTGAGGAGCAGTCTCCTCAATCTTTTGTAATGCATCTTCAATTTCCTTCTCACTTATCATTAAACAATATTAACCCATCGTAAAACGCTTTGTCAAGCGTTTCCATAATAAAATAGGGCTGCCAGTCCAGTAGATAGGTATCCCCATTGTGTATATCTGTGTGATGCTTATAACATAATGGCATCGAAAAGTAGTCATTGGCTTTCCATCCGGCACCACCGGAAAAGGGTGAAAATCTGCCCTTTAAGTGGTGAGCCACTACTGTACCATCTTCTGCCTTACAATCAGCGCAGGGTAGCGTAGCCACCCAATCCAAATACTTCCGGCTTTCGATCCTTGGGTGCTTGTCAAGACCCATTGAAAATCTCCTTGAGGTAGTTTATAGCACCGTCATCGTGAAATGTTTCATCCTGTCGGATTTTCCAGACCGCATCATAAATAGCCTTATGCTCTGGTGACAATGACCGAATTATTTTTTGAGCCGACGGACTTTTCCTGCCGGCCTTCCATCTTTCAGGATAGTGATCCATGTATAGCCATTGGTTGTTTACGGCTTTACCAATAAGTATATAGGCTTTTCCCTCTGTGCGCCTATAGCCAAAGCTGTTCATGCCGCCTATTTTTGACTTCCACTTTTCTTCACTCATAAGATCACCGAATCTTTTTTGGGTGTAAACTGACGCTTGTGATACCCCTCAAACCATTCATACAGGGCGTTGATCTCTTCCAGTTTTGTTTCCTCACGGCAGAATTCTAACGACCATGCCTTCAGTTCAGAAAGTTTACGGCTGGTGGGAATAATCTTCTCACTCATATTCCACACACTCCTGAGAGACATTGCTCTTCACTGTTATCTTCGAACACCACTCCACGCTTACTGTGCGCCTCCTCATAAGGAACTGAGGTTATAGGCTGACCACCCCTACTACCGTCAGGGTACAGGGTTAGTCCACGCAGGCCGTGAGCGTACTTACGCACTACACGTGCGAATTCATCTACTCTATCTTGACTTTGATCCCATGCCGGCAGATTGATCGTCGAACTAATCGCCTGATCAACGTGCTTCTGTAGTTCAAACTGGAACTTCACACGACGCTCAGGATCAGCCGCCAGATCGACAGCCGACTCTATATCATCCGGTTTTATTCCGTCTTGAATGAGTGATTCCGCCGTGCCGTCAACGACAAATTGGTACTTCCATCTGGTTCCATCCGTAAGGTAACGTCTACGGTATGCAACTGCGTAGATCGGCTCCACTCCAGAAGTTGTGCCAGCAAGTATGGAAATTGTTCCTGTGGGGGCAATAGCCCTATACCCCTTGGGTCTGTTGAGGAATAATCTGTCACAGTGTTCGTTCGCCGCTTTGGTACTTTCATTTTCATAAATCTTCATCCATTGTTTGAGTTCGTCATTGAACTCGTACCGGTGGCCTCTCTTTAAGAGCCACTCATGCATACCCATCAGCCCTAGGCCAATTCTGCTGTTCTTTTGACGCACCATCTCTACCTTCTTATACGGTAGGTGCGCTCTAATCAGACCACAGACCAGAAACTTTGAGGCTAGGTGTACTACGTCCTTGAACTCTTCAATATTTTCAATGTTCGCTAGGTTCACAGACCCTAAATTGCAACTGTCAGAATCCGAAAACGAAACTACCTCACAGCACGCATTTCGAAGCGTTTCTTCCTGTTTATCTCCGAAATTGAATGAGAATCCCGGCTCTCCGGTCATCAATGCCTGCTTGCAGTTCTCCATGAAGACATCAGACGCACCACCGTTCAGCCATGCGTCATCGTAGTTCAGGCTGATGTTCATCATATCTAATGGCGCAGCATAGTTGAAATTCATCCGTTTCATGTCGGAAATGGTGTACTCCTTTCGATCCCCTAGGTACATATCATGCCAGTTCTTGGTATGAAGTAGGTTGGATGCATCCTCATGCTGCCAATTTAGAGAGCCATACAGGGCAGACCTCCGACTTCCGCCCTGCATGACATTCCTGCCAACCTCATTCAAGGTGAACAGGAGGGGGATGGGGCCGGAGGCAACCCCACCTGTACGTCGTAACTGTCTGCCAGACGGACGGCAACGTGAAACGTCAACGCCTATGCCACCGCCTGTCATCAGGCAGGACATGGCACGTTGCGTCAGGCCGGCCCACTCCTCTCTGGTATCGTCTTCCAGACGGAGTAGGTAGCAGTTGTTGAAAAATCTAGCGTCACGCCCCGCATACCATAGGTATCGCCCCGCAGGCATGAACTTGTAATCGGCGATGTACCGGGCTAACTGATCCCGGTCATCTTTCGCCATCAGGTTATTCTTCTGACCATCCATGTCGCCACACACATAGGTGACAACGGTATTAGCCCTGTCCTCCCAAGTTTCGTATGCGTTGGACGCATACTTCTGCTTGAATATTTCTTGCCCTAGATCAGTTCTGAACACCATCAGAGTATTCCTTTCGCCATTGTACTATCTCCTTTCCTTCTCTCTGTGCCATTAAGGCGTCATACCCTTCCGGTGTAGCCCATGATGCAGGCTTACGTTGGGCGTCGAATGCATTCGGATGATAGAGATAACGCCCGATTCCCCATTGAACAGCGGCTCTCTTCAACGAGTCCGATATACCGCCCTTCGCGCCTTCGATATTGGAATCATCTGCGCCATCAGACTTCGTTATTACATTACCATTCACATTACAGGTCAAACGACAGACCATACGACCACCTACGTAGTCGAAGTTTGTACCCCAACCCTCTATTCCGAATACTTGGTCTAGTCTATCCATCACATCCCTAGCGGTAATATAGACTAATTCACCGCTGTTACCTTGACCCTTGCGCCACTTTAATTGAGACAACTTGAATGGGCGTTTGAGCGCTACCTCTATCTGCTTCATATTACCCTCCGAATAATAGCACTGTTAAAATGGATGCACACGCCGCACCAACCCAGACGTGTTCGCTTGTTACAAATCTAAAAATCATTAGTCGGTTCCCTCCCTGCCTTTTGGCAAGTCTTCATCATCAACGATTAACTCTTCATGGTAAGAACCATCTGCTTCCTGCCATGCCTTGTACTTCCGTTCAACCCATTCACCTCTGGTAATGATAGCGGGTTCGTCTACCGTACCACTTTCAAGCGTCCTCTGTGACGCCAACCGTTGCATACCTTTGTACGGTTGCAGCAGTTCCTCAAATAAACTTACGGGGTCGCTTCTAAACATCATGCTACGCATATTATCACACCTCCTTAGTGTGGTCAATTAATTCCATGAAATGATTTGCTTCGACAACTGCCAGCGGTTCCTTCCGGTTTCTCTTAATAATGAGAAGGGGTTGGTACACACCAGAGTTGTGTTCTGCCTGTTCGAACGCCTTCCAGACGTTCAGCGTTTCCTGATTCTTACATTCAACCGAATAAGGAAACATATTTCTAGCCTTGGCTGAGAGCATTATATCTTCACCGCCTGCCCCCATGCTACGGCTCTCTACATCGTCAGGATGCAGATTTAGTGTATCAATTAAGCGTTGGCGAAACCACTTCTGCAGTTTCCGCCCTTTTGCTTTTGCCGACTGTGGGGTCATGTAATGCCACCCTGTCTAGTTCGCCCATGATACCACCAATGGGCTTGGTTTCAATTGGAACGCCGATTGCTTTTGGCAAGGTGTCTCTCTGATAGTAATTCAGTGAGGCCATGCACAATTGCAAGTCAATCTCATGTTCAGCGTTGTCGTAGTGCCGTGCCTTGCATAAATCAAAGTGGGCATCAGCCTCATGCGGGTCAGGGTTGAATGACCTGCTAAACAGGATCACGTTGTCTGCCCTGTTAGTGATGTCTGCCGATCCGGCGATAGACCACTTGTCCAGTTTGTCTGTGATCTTCTCGCCCTTCTTTGCATGGGCAACCAAGATGACGTGAACGCCAAGATTTCTAGCGCAGTTCGCCAAAGCGTTGACTACGGACTTCTGCCCGTTCCAATCATCTGAGGCCATGCTCATGGTCATCAGGGAGTCCACCAGAACTAGCGTGATCCCATAGTTGTCAGCAGCGTACCGGATGATCGACACCAAGGTGTTCGGATCGACGGAACCATGCTGATCGTAGAAATAGATTTTGTCCTTCGCCCACTCTCCGAAAGCGGAGATGCTATTGACCAACGGCTCTGCTTGTAAACTCGCTTGTCTATTTAATCTCGCCAATTGCGCCTTTGGTGACATTTCCATGCTAATTGAGAGTGATTTATACCCCTGTTCCCCCGCATTCAGCATAATTTGTGAGGACAACAGGGATTTGCCTGCGCCGTTAATCCCCCCTAATACAGTGAGTTCTTCGGGCTTCAGCCGGAACCGGTGCTTGTAAGCATTGAATGGCAACTCAATGCCTTTCAGATTCTCCCCCAACATATAATGATCTAGCACCTGTTGGGTAAACTCAGGGTCACCGGCTGATCGGATGTTTCGCTGTGCATCCGTCATCTTCCGGTAAGGCTTCAGCCTCTCTTCATCTATCCTCATCTTTTCTCCTGTAATCTTTGAAGACCCAATAATCTGAGTCCATTAAATCTAATAATACACCATTCTTATCACGTTTGCCACTGGTTGGGTTGTAGTAGGGGTTATGTTGCTTGTGGTCTTTCGGAACAGCCATCATAAATTCCGCATCCCAATTGACATGACGAAACCCCATACCTCCAGACCTGATGCTTGGCGATGATAACACCTCCATAGACAGCGTTCGATCTGGATGATCGTGAGTGTTGTCTGAGAAAAATTGAGAACCCAATAGGTTCTGCAATCTTTGATATATTTCCCATGCCTCCTTGATATAGGCATCGACCTTCTTCGGTTGGCCTTTGTATTTCCTTATTATATCTATGGCTTTTAGTGCCCTGTTCCTCAGATCGTCGGCTGTTTGCATTCCGGTTTTCTGCTCTGTCATTATTGCCATCTTCGGCAGATTTCGCATGACATTCATCGCCCGGTCTAGCCGGTTCATATGAAGAGCCTATATCTGTATAATAGATAACGTTTAAGTAATTGATTTTCAAGAGGAATCCATTTCGTATTCATACCACTCCCACTGTTTTAAAAGTTCTTCTTCTTCCATCGATTCGAACTCTTCAATCTCCTCTTCCAATGGCTCGTAAAAATTAGGGGGAACCAGTGACGGCTCCCCCATCAAATGTGCCTCCTGAGGGAGTTTAATCCTTCTCATAGACGGCACTGTGAGTGGTGTGCGCCCACTTCCCCTCTATACCTTCACCGTCACCGACATGGGTTTCCTCAGCCTGCCGGTACACCATACAGGCGGCACCGTGAGCGTCTTCCAACTTGACGAACTCCAAAGCGCCAATTCGGGCATACCCTGCCGGCCCGTAATCTTGAGCCTCAGAGATAAGGTTACCCACAACCTTATGCTCTTCCTGTGACGCAAGCGCACAATTCCTTACGTCGGTGGCCTTCTCTACAGCATTCTTCTTTCGATACATGATTACCCTCCGTAATCTTCGTCAGTTCCCCAACCGGCAGAGGCTAACGTGTCTGCGTCAGCCTCTACGTCGGTCAGATTGTCTTCTGGCTCCTGATAGTCAAACTCCCTCAGTGCCACATCGATCTGTGCCTTGAGATTCTCAAGGGCAGCAGCGTCCAGATGGCGCACTTCTCCGACGATACTCCAGTCGCCGTGAGAATGGTAGCAAATATCAGGGTCGATCATGGGTTCTTCAACCATTCATCATAACTTCTTGCCGACAACGGGCGGTTATCGTTTCTGCTTCTCTCCATATCGTCATCCGGCATCCAGTCAATGTCAATGTCCGTTCGTACACCGTACTCCTTGATTTCAGACACATACGTGTCACCGTACTCCCAAGACCCATACGTGAATGGGGATTTCGCAGCCACAAACCACCTTGCGTAGGGGTTCTTGGCTTCGTTATCAGGGTTCTGGTACTTCTTCAGAACGTGCCACGTCCAACCTTGATTGTTTTGCCAAACCTCATACGGATCGTCAACTGGTCTGGATTTTCTACATAGATTTTTCATTCTGCTTTCTCCTGTGAATCATCCATTAAAATTTCTTTCAGGCGATCAATGGTGTAACCTGTAATTCTGGATAATTTTGCCAGAGTCATCGACGTGAGGTGGGAATCATACAGTTCACAGATTTCTTGATTGGTCACTCTGCTTTCTCCTTTATCTCTGTCCAAAAATCATGTCCATCGTTGTAGTCGGGACTGTAAGGGTGGGGTTTGTTAGCCTCCCAACCATCGTCATAACCTTCATGGTATCCCTCATGGTAACATTTCTGAGTCAATTCCACAAGCAGTTCTTTAATCAACTTTTTGTGTTGGCGCTCCATGCCTATGCGGTGCGCTAACTCATTGAGTTTACTATCTAATTCGTTCATTTGTGCCGGTATTTCACCTTCTCCTTTTTTCGATCCCTCTCTGCCTGTATGGCGTTTCCGACGGTTTCCCAACCCTTCCGGTATGCCTTCTTCCGGTCTTCATTTTGACCGTACATCTTGGTCAGTTTCTCTTCGTCAGGTTTTTTCATCAGTTGTGCCACAAGAGTGGCCGTCTTCATCTTCGTAGACATTGTACTCATCCTTACCCCCCATTGATCCGCCACCGGCGAA